TTACAGAGTGCGTCCTTTTATCTCTGGAGCAGATTTGCAACGAAATAAAAATGATATTTTGTATTACGGAAAAGTTCAGTCTGTAGTTACTGAATCTTTGGTTAATGGTAACTTTTTCAATTTGTTGAAAATGTACGTTGATGGAAACGAGGAGGTTTCTTATGAATTTACTTTAGGAAACGTTCCGTATTTGAATAATTTAACCTTTGTATAGTTATGTATCAAGTAACAGAAAAAAGCACGGCATTTGGCTTAAAAACGCCTTTTGGTTTTAAAACACCATTTAGGTTTCCAAATGCTGTTTCCGATTCTTTGACAAATTTACTTTCTATTTTGGCTATTCAATTATATCCTACTGGTAGAGCTTTTTATATGTTGAAAGATAGTATAATGGAAAAAGTTCATTTAGCTGTGAATGTTAGTTTTATCAGACTTTTAGAAGATGCCAAACGTACCATAGATTCTTGTTTTCCAGATAATGCAAATTTTACTGAAGATGATTGTAGTTTGTGGGAGTATTATTTCGGAATGATAACCAACACTACATTAAGCGTTCAAGTTCGTAGAGAAGCTATCTACAGAAGAATGGCCAGAGGCAGAAATGTTCCAGCAAGACAACATATAAAATATATTGAAAATCAATTGCAATTAGCTGGATTTGATGTTTATTTGTACGAGAATGGGTTTATAGAAGGTGGAATAAGAGTTTTCAAAAAACCTCAAGACATTATAGCTTTAATGACAGAAAACGTTCAGCACGGAGGCTCTACACAACATGGTTTAGGGGTTCAGCACGGAGGAGTAAATTCAGAGGTTATTGCAAATTCATATAAAGCAAACGAATTGTATGCTGTAGCAGATGAGTTTTTATGGGCTACTTTCTTTATTGGAGGAGCAACTTTTGGAACAACAGCACAAGTTCAAGAAGCAAGGTTAGAGGAGTTCAGAGAGTTGGTTTTAAAATTAAAATCAGCACACCTTATAGCTTTTACATTTATCGAATATATTTAAAAAAATAATACAATGAGAAAATTAAGTAGTAATCCAAATGTGATTTTATCTGATCCAAATTATCCAAATGGAAGGATTAGAAATAACACAGGCACAGGAAATGGAACCGCAGTAAACGAGGCTGTTTACGGAGATATTCACGTCAATAAAGATAAATTAATGGACTTGTATGGTATTGATGCAAATGGTTTGCCAGATAATGATTTTAATGGATATCAGATTATTGAGGCGTTAAGAGCTTTGGCATCAAAAAATGATTTTATTCTACCTTTGAGTTTAGCGTCTGGAGTTTTGAGTGTTCCGATTAAATTAGGTTTTATGCTTGACAATGAGCAAGTAGTTTGTAAAGCAGGATTTGATTTAGGAGCAGAAACGCAAATCAAAGGTTCTGATGCTACAACTTTCACATTAACCATAAACGGTAGCTTTAAAGCAAATGAGTACGTTAGGTTAATCAAAACTGCTTCTGGAGTTACTTTGGTAAGATTGGCTGATTCTGTATCGTTAGATGCAATGGTTTTAGCCTTGGCATATTTGAAAAAAGCATCTCAAGCTGAAGAAAATGCTGGTGTTATTGATACTAAAGGCACAACTCCTTTGACAAATTTAACGGCTTTTATGCGTAGAGTTAACGGAGTTGATTCTGCTACATTTTTAGCAACGGCATTGGTAAATGGTTTGTACCCAAAAGAGCATTTTTCAATAGTTGCTGGACTTGTGAATAAAACTTTAAATATTGGTTCGTTTTCTGGAGTTGATATTGATTCTGGTTCGCTTGGAACAACTTATGCAGTTGCAGGAAATGTTGTGAGTGCCACCTTAACTACTAAAGTAAATAATAGTTCCACAATAAGAGTTGTTTTGGCAAACACAATGACTGATACTAACTATTACGTTAGAATATTCATTCAGAGTTTAAGTGCGGACATTGATGATGATAATAATATTGGACCAGCCGTTTATAAAATTATAAATGCTACAACTGTTGATATTAATATTACCGAATATGCTTCTCAAACTCAAAACTTAAAATTAGTTATTGAAGCGGTTAAATTTTAAAAATTAAAAAAAATGAGAGTATTAGGAAATCAACCATACGTAAAAGACACCAATGCAGATATGCCATTTGGTGCTACAATTCAAAACGAAACAGAAACTCAAGAAGGAACTCCAGTTGTTGAGGAGGTTTTAGGCGATATTTTAATGAATTTGTATCGTTTATTGGAATTAACTGGAATCACTCCAACAGATGACCAGGACAGCGATTCTACACAATATCAAATTATTGAGGCTTTAAAAAAACTTCCAAATACGCTTAATGATGTTGAGCGTATTTTGTCATTATCAACAACAGTTTGGAGTACGGATTTAAAGTTGAGTATTTTGCCAAATAAATATTTTTTCTTTGCTAGAGCTTCAGATGATTATAATTCGGCTTTGGCTTATACTTTTAAAGGCATCGATGCAACTCCAAGTTACAATTTTACCTCAAGCGGTTTTTCTGCAAGTGAGGAACTTTTGGTTGTAATTGATACTTCTGGAGTAAGAGCTTATTCTTTGAATGTAAACAAATCTGACAAAGAAATTACTTTGGCTATGGGAAATCCATTATCATTCAATGATACGGCTAATTTAATGTACGAGGACAACGGAAATGTTTATACTGATTTACCAAGTTCAAATCAATTGCAAACTATTATAAGAAGTGATTCTACAATAGCAGATTTAATTGTAAATGATATTTATTTAATTCAAGGACACATTCTTTGTTTTTGTATATCTCCAACTGAAGGTAGGTATCGTTTTTATCAGTTCACTATTGACAACTTGACTACTTCTGAAGAAATAGATGTTTCAAGTATTTTTGGAGATGGTACAGATTACTCTCCTTATGTTTATACCGATGGAGTTTATTTATATGCTACAAATATAGCTAATACCGTTACAGAGGATTTTGAAATAATTAAATTATCTTATAATCCAGATACGCCAGAAATAGCTTCGGTTTTGACAGTTTCTATTGATCCTACTTTTGTAAAAACATCAAATGCTTGTGTGAAAGATGGCAAACTTTATACTTTAGTTGGTGGGAGTTTGGCATCATTTAACCTTACTACTGGTGTGAAAACAATTTTAGGGGTTTACGATTCTGTTGTTGGTAGAATATTTAATTTTAACGGAAATATTTATTTTACCTCTGGAGAAGTAGGTAAAAAATGGACTTTATAAAATGGCAAGACAATCGCTTAATGTAAATACTGATGCAGTTATAGAATTAACAGCAAAATTGGAAAGGTTGAATAAAACAGCCTTTCCTTCTGCCGTTAGAAGCACCTTGAATGATTCAGCTTTCTTGATGAAACAAAAGAATATTTTGGAATCTGCTAAAAACAACATGACAGTTAGAAACCAATCTTTTTTCAAAAGATATACTGGAGTAAAAAGAGCAACTGGATTTAAAGTTAACACTATGTACTCTGAATCGGGATTCTCAAATTCTAACGATATTAAAGCTAAAAAGGCTTTGGAAGGAATGGAACATAACGAGGTTGGAGGAAGTGACAACACAGGAGCAATGTATTTGCCAAAGGCTAGAACGTCTAATAGTGCAATGCGATTAGTAAAGCGCAAGGCAAGGTTTGATAAAAGTAAATTGGCCAGAGGTACTAGAAAGCATAAAAAGTCTAAAAAGTTGGCTAACGTTCAAAATATGTTTGCTTCTTTTGAAGAAAAAACTCCAACATTTATAGAAACTTCAAATGGAAAGTTTTTAGTTCAAGTAAAATCATTTAAGAAAAAAGCTAATGGAAAATTAGACATTAAACTTGATTTCTTAATGCGTTCAAGAAGGCAACACGTAGCTAAAGCAAAAGCAACTCATTTCAATAAAGAAGCAGCAATAAAAACGTCAAAACAAATCGAGGTGTTTTATAAAAAGAATGCCGAATACCAAATTAAAAAAATCTGGAAATAATGACCTGGGAAGAAAAAATTAGTGTAAACTTAAAAATAACTACAGGCGATGGAGAAGAATTTTTTCCGTTGTGGCGTGGTGCTGAAAAGGAAAGAGAGTACAATACTTCGTCTTTTGAATTTATCAATGTATATGGAACTTTAGTTGATAGAAAAAAACCTCAAGGAGCAAAAGTAAATTTAATTTTTTCTTTTGATGGTGCGAACCATATTGAGATGTCAGACAGATTTGAAACTGCTTGTGAAGATCCTCGACAATGGATTGTTGAGCATCCAGTTTACGGAACATTGAAAGGACAGCCTTTGAGTATAAAGCGTGATGATAGTTCTTTGAATATTACTACAATTACAGTTCCTTTTTGGGAGAGTATTAGTCCGGATTATCCGTTTTCAAATTTCTCTACGAAAGATAATACAATGGATGCTCACGTAAAAACTATGTATGCTATGTCTATTGCAGGAACTACAAATGTAGATTTTGCTCCAGCAGATATTACAAAGCAAACAGAAACTTTACAGCAAATGGGAGCTGATTTGGAAACAGTTCAAGATAATAATACTTATGCTGATTTTCAAAATGCTTTGAATAGTGGATTGAAAGCAATTGATAATTTGTTGGCAGAACCATTGAATGCGATTCAAACAGTTC